CCCATTGCCCGAAGGAATAAGGTCTAGCCATCACATCCCCGCGACTCTCAGCAGAGCCTGAAGCTCTAAAGTCTAAGGCATCACCAGCTTCTGACACAAAGAAATCATCACCAGCGCCATCATATATAAACGTATTGTTCAGCATGGTAACAGCGCTTGTATCTGCGAACTCTGCCACATCGCCTTGTGTTAGCGTAGTCCCATCGTAAGAGTAAACGCGACCATCGGCAGCAATAACCATCTCTTTGCCGTTATCGTCAAAAATGCACCTGCTTGAGCCGCCAATATCGCCTATTTCAGTCGCATAGCCAGTAGCTGATATTTTATACAGCTTGCCGCTAGATACGTGATAAAGCTCTTCCTTAAATACATGAAGGCCACGATCTACAGTGCCCACGCTTGTGCTAAATGCTACAGTGCCAAGCCAAGGCAAAAGAACGGCAGCACTTCGCCCGCCTTGCGTAGCTTCAGGATACCAATTCTTAGTTAGCTCGCTGTTTGCTTGTTGGCTTTTGTTCTCGCTTGTGCCGCCTGCAATTCTTAGGGGTACGGTTGAGTAAGCCATTATGGTGTAGCCCCACGTAAGCGCTGACGAGGAGCTGGCCCATATCGGCCTTTCCTGTCTGTTGTGTTTGCGCCTTGGATTGCCTTAATAAACCGGCTGTAATTAAGCGCCTCTTCTTCTGCATTCATTGCGTACTGTTGCAAAGCGCGCAAAGCCCCGTACAGGTAAATGTTAGGGTGATCAGTTAGGATTACATTAACAGGCGCTGCATCACTTAACGGTGTAAGCTTGGCAAAGTAGTCCAACTTAATGTCGTAAATGTCATCAGGTAGAACATCGAAGCTAATCAGCCCGCCTTCGATAGTAAAATAATAAGGCGCATCTTCCCGCGTGAGGTCTATATTCATTTGCTCAGGCGTTTTGTAGCTCATTGGGCGCTCTATGCCATCAATGGTTATAGATATGCGCCGAGACTCTAAGAAGTCAGCAGGGAGCGTTACAAAGTCATTAGTAACAACAGTGGGCAGTGTTACAGTTTTCCACATACTACGCAGCCGCAAAATAGCGTCTGGGTTTGAATACATCTCGATTTCAGTCAGTGCGATAAAGTCATCAATAAAACCCTTCACATCTCCACGATGCGACCAGTTCTCTATCGCCGCTTTTAAGTTTGCGTAATTATCTAAAGCCATGATGAAACCTAATAATAAAAAAGGGCTTTCGCCCCTTGGTTAATCTTCTTTGCCTTTCTTGCCATTATACCTTGCATCAGCAACTATGTTGTAGGCTTTTTGCTCTGTCTCTTCCACAGTTTTCACTGGTTTTTTAGACGATTTGCCTCCAACTTTCTCCATCCATATTTTAGAGAATGAAGCTTCTAATATGTCAAATGGCTCATCATTAGGGGAGCGCATAACTCCCCCAATGAATCCTACCTTTATGGCTTTAACTAGCATCAGCTAATTGTGTAGCCAGCAGCGTACTTGTTGAGACCAGAAACTTCACACAATGGTGTCAAGAACGCGTCAATTGTAATAGATGGAGTAGTACCAGCTAAAACATTGGTAACGCGCAAATAACGCTCATTATTGAAGCCAATTGGCAAAACAACAACTTTGCCAAGCGTCAATTCATCGCCCTTAATCGCAGGGGTTGCTACAACAGTGGTGGCTGAACTGAAAAAGACATTGTTATCAGTTTGCAGAATAAATTGATACGTCTCATCAGCAGTTGTGTAGTCAGCGGCAACACCAACAAACACGGCCAAGCACATAGCCTCACCAATACCAATATCACGATCAACTCCCAAATCAACAACATTTGTTGATACGGCTGTTGCTGTCAGAGCTTGAGCGTCTGAAAACTTTAAAAGTGCATCTGTGTACATTTAAAACTCCTTAAGCCACGCGGGCTTCAGTGTTGATGAGTGCGTCAACGATGCGAACTGGAATACCCAAGAAGCGCATAGTGTGAATCGTGTCACCAAATTGGTTAATTGATGGCTCAATAGTAACTGCTGAGCTGCTCTTGTCTAACGCTGCAATGCGTAAGTGAGAAGCAACGGTGCGGTTTACATAGAACGCAGTTTTAACGCCTTCAGTGGTTGGCAAGCGGTCAATAGCACGAGCCATCATTTTGATAATGGCGGTTGATGCTGTTGGCGCTTGAGTGCCAGTTGCTGCAATAAGGTCGCTAATATCGACATTTGCAATGCGCACTACATACTCCCAGTTCTTAACAACCAAGCCATTTTTCCACTTGTACTGATCAGCATAAGCGCGGAAACGGTCATTGTTTGCGTCAAATGCGTCAATCTCACCCAAGTCACGATGCTCTAAACCAGCTTTTGAGCCTTTAGGGAATACACCAAATACGGTACGCTCACCCCAGCCTGTTAACCAAGCAGAAGCATTGTCTGAACCCGTACCGCCTGCATCTAGAATGTTCTGGCCATTAGGCGCAGACAATAGATTGTAGCGGTTAGCAAAGCCCACATACTCTTCAGGGTTAGCTGCTGAACCATAGAACAAGGTTGTAGCTTGCTTTTGGCTCATAGACTGCATGAAAGCAATCGACTCAGATAAGCGATATTCGCTGGTGTTGCCATTTAACATAGCCTCATCAACGTCAACTTCTGATCGCGCTTCCAAAATAGCAGCATGCTCTGTTACTTGCGCCGTAGTTGATTTGCTCTTAGGTACACCAGCGTTAATCTGGCGATAGTAAGAGGTCGGCAATCCGGTGCGGATTGTGGTTTGCTCGCCTGTTGGCAAGTTACCTTCTTTGAACATCATATCGTCTAAAGCAGCGTTGACTTGATTCAATTGCTCGACAATGAAAGCGGTCTTTCCGTCTGGATCGAGTCGCTTGGCCCAATCGGCCATTGTTAATACATTACTTGCTAATGTTGCCATTATAAAAACTCCTAATTTTTCCCGTAGAATAGTTCCACTGCGGATTGTGTTTGTGGTGTTGCTTTTTTGGGACTTGGCTTAATAGCTACCGGCGCTTTACGAACCTGTTTACTCGTTGCATCACTATCACCCTTTAAAGCGTCATACTTAGCCGCTTTATGGATGGCTTGCATTACCTTTGCGCTTTTTAGCTGGGAATACTCTTTATCAGTAAACCCGTTGCTTTCTGCGTAGGCTTGAATTAAAGCCGAGTCTTTTTTCATTGCCTCGCCTCCTGTTGCTGGGTCTGTCCAATCAGGGAACATGCCTAGCAGCACTTTCTGCTCGCTTGTGATGAACGCATTATCAACCTGTTCGTTTAGAAGTTTCGCATCAGCCTTAGCAGAGTCTATTAAACTCTTCTTGTTGCTGTGCTCCTCTTTTAACCGGAGATATTCGCCCGTGTCATATTCTCGCAGGTGATCCCAATCTATTTCTGCCTCTTCCTTGCTAAATGCAAGTTCTAAGGCTTCAACATGACTGTTCAGCTTATTGAAAATTTCATCGGCTTTAGCGATTTTCGCCTCAACCTCTTTCTTTTCCTCAGCTAGTACCTGCGTTTTCTTTGTGTAGTCAGCTTGTCTAAGTCCGTTGTTCAGGCTTTCTTTAACGTCTTTTACGCTTATCTCTTTACCATCTATCTCAAAATAAAGAGGTTCGTCAGTGTCGCTATCTTCCTCAACTACGTCTAGCTCGCTTTCTGCACTTTCCTCAATTGCTGATTTCTCAGCTTCCACAGCTTCAGCTTCTACAGGTGTTCCACTTTGGGAGTCTGTATCTGTTGTCGCATTCTCTTGCGGGTAGAATAAATCTGCCGCGCTAACTGTTTCCGGTGCGGAGCTAACCGCTTCCGTTGTTGTTTCTACTTGATCACTCATTTGGCCTTACTCTCTTTTTCTAGTTGTGCTCGTGCGAAATCGCCATGCTTGACTTCTTTCTCGAATACAGAAAAGACTGCATCAAGCGCATTAATCTGTAACTGGCAATGCTTACGGCCAGCGTCATCGTCATGCTTTAAGCCTTCAAAGGCGCGGTAAATATTGGCTCTGACCGCTAATTTCGCAGCACTATAGAGAGGATTGTTCAGAAGCCGATCGCATTCTGAGGCCCGTATAAGCTGATCTTCTTTATCTAATTTCTTAAAAAACATCTGAGTCCTTACGGTTGTT